TCGTTGACGAACGCTGTAACGCCCTGCTGATCTGGAACGTAGCCGTAGTTGTGATCCTGGCCCGCCGTACCTCGAGGCCGGATCGCAGCCACATAGATGGCGTATGCGACGATTGCAGCAGCAACTATCCAGCGAAAATCATCGCGCCGCATCTGCCGCTGCCCTTCCCAGCTCGCGATAGGCGGAAACCCACCGAGAGCGAATCTCTGGAGTCAGGTCGCCTCCGTCGATGCCGATCTTCTTGTCGAGGTACTCATGGGCCAGCTTTCTGGCTTGTGGTTGCCTGTCGCCAACCCGTTGTCCCTGCCATCGCAAGTCGCGAGCTCTGGAACGGAACGTGTCGAGGGAGTGGCCTGTCTTGAACATCGGCTCGGATTGCTGCCCATCCCACTCGATTGCGTCCGCTACCTCTGACCACATTGCAGATGCACCAAGAGCATCTGCGGTGGCAGTCTCGCCAACGAACGCTCCTCGCAGGCTCAGTTCAGTCGGGGCAGGCATCGGTGATGGTCGAGGCAATCCCGAAGACGAAACCGCCAGCAGGGAAGCCCCCACTAACAGCGCAGCGCCGACAACCTTTTGGGCGACTTGCATTACTTGTCCGATCCGTTGACGAGGGCGAGCGTGATCGCATCGATGGACTTCTTGGCAGCATCATCGAGGTTGTCTGTGACCAACAACCGCGACCGCACATGGGCAAGAGCAAGCATCGACGATTGGTACGATGCGCTGGTCGCTTGCGACGGCATGGCCTGTGCAGTGCCAGTGAGAGAGGCCGACAGCGGAACCGATGCTGGGTCACCGCTCGACGCCGGCCACATCAGCACCACGAGCCCAGCAACGGCCAGGATGACTGCAACCTCGATCATTTCATTGAACTCCTGACAAGCGGCAACAAGCTCTCGATGGCACCAGACGCGATTGCCAAAACGATTTGGCGCGCGATCGGCTTCGCCAGATACCAGAAGGGCAGCATGATCGTCGGCACGAGCCTGTCGGAAATGCCGTCGAATAGCAGGGCAACGCTGTTCATCACGAATGCCTTCTTGGCGACCCCATCCACCGGGACAGAGTCAACGGCAGCGACAGCGAGCCGCAGAAGGTCGGTGGCGAGAGAGGAGAACTCTGCCAGATTCAGCCCATCAGCGGCCTCCCCCTTGGCTCTCTTGATGAAGGCACGGACCTGTTGCTCGATCTCTTCGGGAGTCACTGCCTTAGCCTCCTTCTCCTTGGTTGGTTGTCGAGCCACGCCCGCAACTCCGAAGACCCCTTGAACCCAACTCGCCTACGGACCTCCTTGCCATCCTCGACCACGATGATGGTTGGCACTGAAGCAACGCGCCACGTTCCTGCGATCTGTGGGTTCTCGCTGGAGTCGATCATGTGAACGTCGAATCCGTTGAACAGATCGGGCTCGGCCTGAATCGCGGCCTTGAGCTTTTCGCACGGCCCACACCCAGGTCGCGTGAACACATAGAGCTCGGTCGCGAAGCCGAGGCCGGGGACCAGCGCGAGCATCAACGACAAGACTGCCGACTTCATGCGTTACCTCCTAGAGAACACCCTGCTCCCACAGCTTCTTCACGGTTGCAATGGAGCAACGCATTTCTCTGGCCCATTGCTGCAGCACACCATTCGGTGGCATCCTGCGACTCGTGATCTTGCCCCATGTGTCGGTCGTTCTGGCAGCAGACGCAAAGCTCAAGACCTCGCCAGATGAACACAGCGGGTCGCGGCGCTTTTTGCTGTTGCGAAAGCACTGGGTAGAGCGTCGGATCATGCTATTGCCCTCTGCGGGCAGTATAGCACTATGCGTCACGTTTGAGACACTCCATCCAACATGAGGCATAGCCCATTGCGTCCCGCGGGTTGTCCTCTTGTGGCTTTTCTTGATGCCTCGCCATCTTGTCGCACAGCATGATCTGGGGCCAATCCTCGACCGTGAATGGTTGCTTCAGCTTATGTGCGAACAATGCGTTGATCATGCCAATGGTTCGTGCGAAGTGCTCTTCCGGTGGCCCATAGAATGCTCGACGCTGACGCACTACCGCACTCGCCTCAATCAGCGCATCTTCCGCAGTTGCCGTCGCCCTCGGCTCAGTGTTGAAGCGAGCTCGAGCCTGTTTTTCCTGACGCATAGCCTCGTCGGCCCGGCGGATGAAATCGTTGTCGGTCAGCACGTTGGTTTTGTCGCACGCAGCATCCATTGCCCTCTCCCAAGAATTGAGTTCCACCATTCGTGAACGTCTGCCGTTACATCGGACAGATCAATAGCGTCGAGCGCTGGCATCGAGAGCACGCATGATAGTGCGACCTCGGCTACTGCACCAGCAGATTGCCTCCACCCTGGAAGGACGGCAATGGCATCGCATTCAAAAATCGCGTTCGTGTCGCGCTGCATCACGACACGCATCCCTTGCGGGGTATCGACAAAGACCGGATCGGGGCTTTTGCGGTCGAGCTCGGCTGGGCTTACGGGGTCGTGGCCGGCTGCTGCGATCCTGACAGCGGCAGCGTCGAATGCGGGGTGGTTCCATTCGGGTATGCCTCGCATCGGACCCGATATGTAAATCTTCATCGACGCCTCGGCTACGCGACGAATGCCCGCCTCATGTCTCTGTCCGCAAAGACTTGCAGCGCCTTCGTTACGCCATGCCGACTATCGACAACCAGCAACGATTGGCTCGGTGGTTGGTATTCCGCTCCGATGCGTATTCCGAATGGACTCATTCCGATTACGCACCCATTCACCAGAAACTTGTACGGGAGATAGAACGACGTATGAAAATGACCGCACACATCGAGATCGCTGGGCCGCGACAAATCCCACTTCGCCTTGGCTCGATTCAACGGCATCGCGAGCCCGCCGATGCCAGCACCACCTCGGATCGCATCTCCGTGATGGAAGCGAATCGTGTAGCCCTGCACATCCATGTAGTTGAGGTATCCTTCCCCGATCTGCCACTCCAGCCCCTTTGTTCCTCGCGTGGCCTTCTCCAGCCACTTGTATAAGTTGTGCTCAAACGAATGATCGGCACCCGTTGCCACACGAATCTTGTGCGTTGACCTTCCATGATTGCCGTGGGCAGTGATCACCGTGATCCGACGAAACGCCGACCGCATTCGCTCGATGCCACCCAACAGGAGCTCGCCCACCTCCCTCGTGGCCGCCATAGGAGACAGAGAGCACGTTTCCATGAGCTCGTCGTGAATGTGGCCGGAAATGAAATCCCCAAGGCAAGCGATCACCAGATGGTCGATGTCCACCAACCCCCGCTCGTGGCTCAACAGCATTTCCGCCCTGGCCCACACGTTCTCTACTCGCTGCCTTGCGATCGGCAACGAGTATTCGTTCAACCCAGCAACAGTCTCCCTCAACACCGTTTCTTCGATGTGCCAATCGCTCAACACAAGAATCGCAGTGGCCGGCGCATCCTTCTTCGCTTTCTTCGCACGCAGCTTGCGTGGACGCAGCTTGATGAGCTCGCCGTGATGCTCGAGCCTGTTGCCCAACCTGTCGATCTCGGCGAGGGCAGTGCGGTACTTCAATTGCGTTTCGTGCAATTCCCTCTTAAGGGACGCAATTTGGCGGTCCGAGCGCAGCGCGTCTGATTTGATGTCGTGCGACTGAATGTCGCGTTCGATCTTCACCGTGTTGCTCTTAGCCATCGCATCACCGCGTCATGGGATGGTGGTTTCGTGAGGTGCGCAGTCACGTTCCCGATGATTGCCGACACCACAGCGCTCAACGAGTGTGCCTCGTACTTTCCATCTTGAAACCGCGACCGGATTTCGCCTAGATCGTGCTTTGCGTCGGTGGGCAGCTTATCGAACCAGCTTTTGCGTGACGCTGGCGCATAGTCAGCAATTGCTTGCTCGATGCTGTCACACAAGCGTGATGTCTTTTTAGCCATCTCATCCTCCTTGTGCCTTGTCTCGTCAACCGACGCCGTAGACACGTTTCGCAGCCTCGCGGATCGCCTTCTGCACTTCGACTCCCTTTTCGTTCAGCCATT